ACCACCTGATGTGATAAGTCTTGCACCTTTTGGTCTGATGTCACTGAAGTCGAATTCAATTTTTGAACCACCGAAGAAATATGATTTAACTAATACTTTAACAGCATCAGCCCATCCTTCTATTGAGTCGGCAACTAACCATCTTCTACCTCTTTCTTTATTTGGTTTTCTGATTTCAGGTAAAGCATCAACGTGATGTTTTTGTACTGAGTAACCAACACCTGTTCCACCTAAAAGTAAGAACATTATTTCAGAGAACACTCTCCAATCATCAATCGGTGCGAAGGCACAGTTGTAAATTCTGTTAGGTGAGATTTCAATTGGTTTTCCTGCGAACTGCATTGACCTCATTGAGGGTAATACTTGTTTTTTGAAAACGTACATGTAATTCTCACGAATTTCTTTTTCTAATTTAGGATATTGCTTAATATGCATCTCCATGTTTCTTGAAACTAATTCTTGCCAAGTTTCTCTTCTTTTTAGTTCAGGGATATACTTTGCGTATTTCATATACACAGTTATATCCGATAAAATTCTGTTTGAAATGTCCATTTTTGTAAATTTTAAGGTGTAGTTATTTTATTAAAAAATCAACGATTTTTATGATAAATATGTGGTCGAACACCAAGCGACCAACAATTTAGATTAAAAAAATAAGTTTTTTTTTAAAAAAGTAGATATTTAATTAAATTGATTTTTGTTGCGCTTCTCTTTCTTTTCTTTTTTCTAAGAGCTCTTTAACTCTATCTCTTTTTTTCTCTTCTTGTTGTCCTTCAAAACCTAAGAATGTTACTGAAGATTCGGTGTCTATTTCAAGAAGTTCGTTATTAAATTTGCAGTTTTCAAATACAACTCCGTCTTTACCAAGACGTGACTTTGTGATGGCAATCGTTGCTAAGTTCATCTCTTTTTGTACAAGAGTCTTAGCTACTGTTATGATTACGTGTCCCACTTGAGCCTTCTTAATTGAACCTCCCATTTGGTCAGTAGTTACAACTTCAGATGAAATTGAACTTCTGTTACCTTGTGTTGCTGTCCAACCAACAAGATTCAATTCGTGACACATCGCTTCAAATCCCCTCATTACAGAACCCTCAGCTTTCCATTCATCCTTAGCACTTGATTCAGGTAATACACAATCAATATAGTCTAACAAGACTAAGTCAATCTTATTTCCATCGGCAATCATTTTTCTAACCTGATTTTTAATTTGACCCATAGTAGTTGTATCAGATGCAAGTTTTTTAAGAATCAATTTGTTTTTCATTGTATCTTGAATCTCACCAATCTTTTTTAATACCTCATCTTTGTGATTTGCCAAATTATCAGGTTCAATACCTGTCCATATTGTGAAGTGCTTTCTTTGAACAATTTTAGGATTGTCCTCAAAAAATATTTGAAGAACATTATACCCCAAGTTAAAGGCAGTATTTGCAATCTTGGTCAGGATTGTGGTTTTACCAACCCCCGTAGGAGCTAATATAACTCCAATCTCACCTTTGGCTAATCCACCCTTAAGAAGATTATCAAGACCTGCAATACCCATCGGAATTGGATGTCTATAGTCCTCATCCAATACTGTATCAAGTCCCATGAAGATATCAGTAACATCTTTTTCAATTTCACCCACCTGAAGTGCTTCTCTAATCAAACCTTCAACTTTGTCGTAAGACTCAAAATCACCCTCAGTAATAATCTTCTGAGACTTATCCATCGCCTTTTGTAACTCTTGTTGTTTACAGAATTTCAATGCTTTTTCTTGTACAAAATGTGTACCCTCAAATGGTGCATCTTTGACTTGTTTTAGAGTATCCAAAACAATCTTTGCAACCAATTCCTGTGAAATTTCTGATTTAACAATCTGTTCCAACGTATCAAAGTTTGGACAAGATTCGTACTTCACATAATACTCTTTTATCATTTGTAAAATGATTTTAAAGTATTTGTTATCGAAGTATGAACTCTCAATTACATCAATAATAGATGATGCAAAATCTTTATCTTCGATAATTTGGTTCAATAATTGTATCTGAAAAGTGTTCCCTAAGTAGTCAAAATTTTTATTCATGTTTGTGTTTCGTTCTCCCCTTATTATTAAATACTTACTTGCTCAAGTCAAAATCCAAATATTCGTAAGTTAATTTGTTGTTTGAAAAAATGTCAGTCAACTCTCTTAAGACATCTCTCAAAAATGGTCGTACATCAACCGTATAACGAACTTTTGGTGGAAATAATTTTCCGTCAAAAATTCTATGACAAATTGTCTGCTCTCCAACCTTAACAAAAAGGTTAAAAACTTCAGGCCCATCAGTGAATGATGTATTCATGATACTTGCGTCGCTTTCAATAGCGTTTCTATTATCCATCATGTAGATAACTGTTTTCATCTTTAGGTAATACTGAAGCTCTTCTTTTAGAGACTTCATGAACTCATACAACTCTAAAGAGTTTTTTGCCTTTGGGTTAAACCCTCTGACGTTGAAGAATCTTTGAACAACGATGTTATCGTTAAGTGTCAAGAGAAACTCCATTTTGGTGCTGTCCATTTCTTTCATAGCGTTTAATTTTTGTTTGTGTTTCGTTTTTCTTTTCTTGTTAATTTCATAAAAGGGGTGAGGAAGTTTACCCAAGCATTATCATCCTTAGGTAGATACTTAAAGAGACCATCTTCCATCATCATTCTCATTAAGTTTTTATAACCTCTATCGGTGGGGTCAATTATGTCTGTGATTATTTGTTCAACTAATGTCTTTCCATCATCTGTAATCAATGGGTTCGTGAGGTCAACAATTTTTTTGTTTGTGATATAAAACTCTTCTCCAAGTATAGTTGATTTTGTTTTACCATTCAAAAGATTTGATAAAGTTTTAATAGGTTTCTTTTGCGGGATATTTCGTGCAATATCGAGTAATTCTTCCACAGTGCAGGGTTTTTCCTGCACTTGAGGGAAATACTTTATTAAAGTTTTTTCTCCGAGACCTTCGATACCATCTATGTTATCTGATTTGTCTCCTGTGAATATTTTACAAAGTAAAACATTATAATGTGGAATGTGAACCTTATTAATGACGATATTATCCCCGTTACCGAAGTATTGCTTTGAGATGGGAGAATACACGCTGATATTCTCGTTAATCAACTGGGTAAGGTCCTTATCAGCTGAGAAGATGATTATCTGCTCATCGGTAGCAATCTTACAATAATAGGCGATAAGGTCATCTGCCTCATTATCAATCATTTCAACTTGTCTTACAAAAATTTCTTCGAGGTATTGTTTAACCCTTGATTGTTGATTAAGATACGACTCGTACTTGTACTCATTCATATCTTGGCGTCTGTTCGCCTTATATTGTGGGTAAATTGATTTACGGATGGAGGAATTGGAATCCCAAAATACAACCACCTTATCGTGGTCATGTTCTTCTAAGAATTTTCTAAGGATGTTTATAAAGTGATAGATTCCACCTAAATGGTCTCCATCACTGTATAAATCTCTTACTCCGTGAAATCCTATTTTGAATAAATTGTTTCCGTCTACTAAAAGTGTTTTAGTCACTTTGTTAAATTAGAGGTGATAAAAATTGTTTCTTACTCGCTGATATCATCAGTTGTTTCTTCTAAGGTTAACTCACCAGTTCCTGATAAGATACCGTTCCAATATTGGGAATACTCTTTCTTATAAGATTCCAAAGCTTCTTTAGTATCTTCAATATATCCTTGTGGTACTGCAATTAACTTTCCATCATTATACCCCAAACCATTTACGTGGTTCTTCAATATTGAAATTTTAGTTCTGATAGCATATCTCACAGTTCTTCCTCCTTTGGTTGCCGTGATATGGTTGATACCCGCACTTGCTTGATTACCAAATAAGAATACTAATGAAGATGCTAACCATAACGCCTCTCCACCTTTTGCTTTGATTGTAGGTTGTCCAAACGGATTGTCGGGAAGAGCAACCCAAGGTTGATTAACAACAACTAAAGTATTGTAATATGCATAATCTTCTTTCTTTGATTTAGAAATTCTTGAATGAACTCCCATACCAATTTTGTCAGCAAGTGTTGCAGCGTTATGTTGCTTACCACCCTTACCATCGAAGGTCATCTTACAAGGGATTGAACCTACAGAATCCCAAAGGAATAAAATAGATTGTTGTATTTCACCTTTCTCTTGAGCATCTAACACTTCATTAATGAAATCTGTTACTTGTTCAATATAGTCAAAACTGTCGTTGAAGATGAAATCACCATCCCACTCACCGTCAGAATTCTTTTTAGCACCCAAACCTAACTCAACAGCATGTTCCCAACTCCACTTCTTTTCGGTAATGATAAAGACAGGTAAATGACCTTTCTTTTGTGCATCAGCAGCTGCTAAAATCATAGCAGTTGTTTTTGAACTATTACTATGTCCCAAGAACATATTGATGCCACCCATAACAGGACCTGGTAATCCACTGGCACTTAAGAACGCTTCACCACAAAAATAGTAGCTAGTTTCTTTATACTTTGTTTTGGTTGAGAATTTATCTTTGAATCCTCCAACCTCTTTTTTCTTAATTCCCGCCATCTTCTATTCTTTTAATGCTTGGTAATTTATTTGTTTTGTTTCGGTTGTAGAATATTTTATCCTCTTCATAAAGTTCACCTATTTCATCTTCATGGAATGTTATTAGTTTGATAATTGACTCACCTTCTTCTTCTCTTAACATACCGAATAAAACGGTATCACCAATTTGTTTAGGTCTTCCTGAGAAGTATCCTTTATCTTTTAACTGACTCAATATCTCGTAAGATATCATCTTATTATCTCTTAACTGTAAGTCAACTTCTTCTTTGAATGTCATATTATAGATTAAAAAGGGTGGAGTATTATCTCCACCCGTATAATTTAGAATGGTAAATCTGAATCCACATCAGCATCTGCTTGTGGGTCAACCATTTTAGATGGTGTTGATTTTTTTGTTCCACCAAAACTTTCTTCAGATACTGTTGCGTCTCCGTAAACATATCCACCTTTATCGTTATCCCATTTTGGAGTTTCTCCTCTTGCGATAGCTTCAAGATATTCTACAGGTTTTTTACTATATACATCATTCCATGTTAACTCGTCATTAATCCAAGCATTTGCTTGTTCTTTTTCTTCGTGAACAGGACCTTGGTCTTCATACATAATTGTTGATACACTTGTATACTCTTTACCAGCAGGTGTTTTAGATTTTGTTAACTCGATGATTAAGTCACGTCCTTTTTCAGGGTCAGTGATGTCGCCTTTGTTTCTCCAAATAGGAATGATTTTATCCAAGATACCATCATTCTTGTAGTTGTGTTTGAATCTCCAAAACTTTGGACCATCTTCTTCGTGGTCTCTGTCGATTACTTTTACAATATAGAACTTACGAGACTTATATTGTTTCGCCAATTCTTTGTCTGATTCTTTGCCAGTTGACATCAACTCCTCATAAACCTCATTCAAAGGTGAACGTTCGTTGTTATTCTTAGCTGGGTCATAGAACTTTTGCCATTGTCCACCTACTTGAATTTCATGATACCAAGCCTCTTTGAAAGGTGATGAACCATCTGTTGTTGGTAGGATTCTAATTTTTCTTTGACCTGATTTCTCTTTATCACCAAGGATTAAAGCGAAATACTTTTTCATTCTTTCGTCTTGCGACATTTTACTTTGGGCCCCGCCCGATGCGTTTTGTGATTTCTCATACTGTGCCAATACGGCGTCTAATACATTACTCATTTTTTTTAAATTAAATTATTAAATTGTTTATAAAATATAATAATAAATAAGGCGGATGTCAAATAAAAAAGGTCATCTTTCGATGACCTTTTAATTTATTTTTAACGTTTGAATTCGTCGTTGTACTTGTCTCCTCCCCCTGGTTGGAATGAATTTTTAATATCATTTACATTAATATCTTTCACATCATCTGTGGTTAAAATATAATCATGTTTTCCAGTTTTTTCCATATCTTCTTGTTTATCATCGAAGAATTGTGATAACTTTTGGTTGAATGGATATGAATCTAAACTTCTTAATTCTAATTTTTCTTGTGGTGTTTTTTCTCTATATTTTTCAATCTTATTTTCAAGTGCGTTCAGCTTGTTCATAATATTATCCATCTCACCCAATTTGGATTCAAGATTTTGAATTTGACTAAATAGATTTTCAAAGTATTCATTTTGTTTGTTCTCAATATTTTTTTGAGAATCTACTAAATCAGTGATATCCAACGTTTCAGTTCCTTCGTCATCAGCATCACCTTTATCTTCTGATTTACCTTTATCATCAACCTTTTCAACATCTGGGTCATTATCCACATCAATTTTTTGTGGACCTGCGTCAGGTGCTGGTGGCGGTGTCGCCTCAGCTGGTGCTGGTGGTGGAGGTGCTCCCTCTCCTTCTCCACCTTCAGGTGCCAATGGTCCCAAATCAGGCGGTGGTGCCGCTTGTTCTAAGATATAGTTATTAATATTCTTATATCTTTCAATCTCGCTGATAATTTTTTTATCTAAACTCATTTTGTTATCCGTTTAATAAAGTCTTAACTCCTCTCGCAGTTTCAACTCTAACTCTTTTATTTATTGTTGTTTGATGACCCGCTCTTTCAATTAGACCATCTCTTTCTCTTACAGTATAACAATCGCCTGTATCCAAGTCACAAACTTGTTTAGTTCCATCTCCATTATCTTCCTCAGAATATCTCACTGATTTTCCAAGGTAATTGTTTAATGATGTTCTTAAATCCATAAAAAATCTTTTATTATAAATATATTGTTATGTTATAAAGTGAAGGGTGGGCTTACCACGATTTGTTTTAACACTTCTCCACCATTTGGTGATGTATAACCATATGGTAAATACTCCACGACAAAATTGAACTTACCTACAGAATTAATTATCCAAACATAAGTATATTTTGTATCGGAACCTAATGAATATGTTGCTGAAACAGGTAATCCATCCGACCCTATAACTATTTTACTCACTAAATTACTATCTTCAAATTTAGGAGCATTGAATTTATATGTAATATATCCTCCACTTTGTTTTTTAACGTTAAAGTATTGGGGTCCATCTCCTTGTATAAATGCACTTTCTCCAACAAATGTTATTGATAATGGTTGTTCGGCAAATGTATTTTTTACAGGTGTAGGTGTTGTGGATGTTCCATCACTATAATTGAAATTGAACGATTGAACCGTTGGTTGTGGATGTTTAACTTTATCACCCGCATTTGCAAGAACATTAAATTGAATCGTAACTATTTGTGTTGATTTAATCGGTGTTGTCTTAAATGGTTCACTTGTTGTTAATATAGTGGTAATATCATCACGTGTTATTGTAAATGTGTTATTGTTTACAAAATCACTCTTTTTCATTGTAACCTGAACATTTAATCTTTGTGTTGTGTTGTTGTTACTTGTTATAACATCAAAAACAGATATATTCATTTCAACACTCTTATCGAGAACCCAAACTCCAGCATCAGGGTTAACACTAACTGTTAACTTATTAGTTATCTTACCTCCCGCCAAAGTTTCTGACTTGGACAATAACGTTACAGGTCCAGTATTTTGTGGATTGGTATTTGTATTATTTGCATTTGGTGCTGTTGTATTTGATTGATTGTTTCCCGCATATCCACCTGGCGATGATGCTGCGGATGCAACATAAGCTGGGTCATATTTGAATATGGTTTCAATTGAACCATTTCCGTAAGGACTTTTAGCAAGTATTTTACAATTTGTTAAAACTTTTCCAGTACCAATTTGTGGTAATGGGAATCTTAAAGTTTCATCATTCAGATAAGTAATATCTTTAGCTAAGATAGTTGCTAAAACTTGTTGTTCGTTTGTTGGGTTCACGAGAACAATATCCGTAACAATTGCTAAATTTCTTCCATTGATTTGAACTAACGTACCCATATTACCTGTTGTTGGTGAGAACGATGTTACTAATGGTGGTGGACAAGTGTTTCCCGCTAGTGGGGCTTTTAATGTTGGTGTTTGTGTCACTCCTGGTTGTTTTAATTTATCTTGTTGTGCCTTTATTTGTTCTTTTAATTGTTTACCTGTTTCAGGTACAATAATTTTAACCGTTACACACGAATCTAATGCCTTACTGATTGTTTGTCTTACAGGTTCAAAATCATCTTTATGTGATTGATAATAATCAACACTAACATTTTCTTTAGGCCAGTTACAAACATAATACTGTGGTAAACCGTCTCTTAAAATTCTTGAGACATTAGCTCTAAGTCTTGATGCCATAAATTGTATGTAATTATTAAGAGATTCAAATTTAACCAAAGGTTCTGATTTTCCTGATGTTGATGCGGATGTTTTCACATTAACACACGCATATGATTTGGCAAACTTATCAGTGGTAGGGGACCAATTTAGATATAAGGAAATTCCTCCGAAATTGTTATTATATCCTTTAAAGCTACCGTTGTTATTACTGTTATTTTCGTAGGATGTTATATATGATATTGTATAAATTATTGCTTGAAGAGGTTTTTCACCAGGTAATTCTTCATCTAATACCTTTGCAAATTCCAAACCAGTCAATGGGGTTAACGTTGGTTTTATATTTTCATAATTTGAATAAACATTAGTATCAACATTACTTACACAACTGTTTGATGTGTCAGGAGTGTTATTAGCCTTTTGTACAACTTGACTTCCTTTTTGAGTGTTTGTAATTGGTGTAATAGTTGGAGTATCTTTTTTAATTTTTAAGATGGCTTGTAAATTAGTTAATAAGTTTTGGTTGATACTTTGTAAAAAGTTATCAATTGATGGCAAGTCATAAATTCCTTGTCTTACACCTGTGAATGTTGTTTGGAAATTTCCTGGCGTTATGTGATGTTGAACATCTAAAATCATATAAGGACCATTAAACATTGGTACATGTCTCAAGTTAAAATACATAGATGGTTGTAATAGAGCGTTACCCAAACAAGTCACCGTTGCTTTATAACTCCTTTGTTTATACAAATTAAATAAACCTACGTTTTGAGTTGCAACATTTCTACCTGTCGCATTATTCACCATAGTCAATTGAGTGTTAATTGTCTCAGATGTTGCGGTTCCATTTTCTTGTGAAACACTAAATGAATAAAATATGTTTTGATTTCTTATACCTAAATCAATATTAAATCCAACACATCTATTTGATAAAGCCCAATCTTTTTTGTTTTGTTGATTTTCAATTAATGGATTTTCAGATGCCCTTCTCATTTCAAAGGCATCGTCTCTATATCTAAAATTACCTTTAGGTAAATCCAAGTATTGTGAAGGTTTGCCTGCGTAGAAACAAACCATTTTGGGACCTGAGTTTCTATAATCAACGTCCAAGAATGTTCCCCACATACTATTAGCAAATTGTAATGAACCTTCAGGTTGTGGTATCGTAGTTCCGTCAACGTCCTGTATGTTATAGAAGTTAACATAACCAGGTAAGTTCATCACCACAAAATTATTCTTAATTAAGATACCGCTTACAAAAGTAAAAACACTCATTACTTGGTTTAGAGAGTTTTCAGAGAACATATTTTGTAAATCAAATATGTCTATCAAAATTGTGTCTCCAATATTTCTCGAGGCTCTATCTAAAAATAACATATCTTCAAACAAAGTTTTTGTTTTGAAGTCATCCCCTGATATCCATTTGTCGTTAAGTGCCTTGAATACTTCATAAATCTCAGCCTTACTTTGGTCTCCACTTACCGCACTTGATATAACTTTTGCAGGTAATTGTTGTTGGTTAGGAAGTTTCAATCTAACTCCAGCTAATACTAAATTCAAGAAATTA